CGTTGGGTGATGTTCTGTAATGAGAGTAAGGGTCTCCTTCTGCATAAGGTACAGGTCCTTAGTGGCTGAAGGATTTCCTTGAACGAAGTACAGGTTGTCCCAATTAACTTGGCCCCATCCTACTTCTTCTCTTTCTATCTGATACTTTCCATTCTTCCAAACCCTGCTTACGTTACGAACCTTGTAGCCTTTGAGGATACCCCCAGGAGAGGCAAAGGTTATACTACGATTCCCAGGAAAGCTTGGTTTGATATTCTCCTTATCTACCATCTCACTTAGATGACGTAGCACAGTGTTATTGTTGTTGTTCTTGTAGACAACCTCACTGCACTTCTTTACCCACGTAAGAAAATCTTCTTCATCTAGTTGTTCACTTATCACATCCGCTGCGTCTTGAGCTGCCCTCTCAATAGCGCCTTGGATATACTTCTTCGTATTTTCATTCCATATAACTTTCTCACGTGATGGGGTTACATCCACACCATCCTGCAGTACGATTTCATTCCCGTTTTCATCTAGGTATGACTGTCGGGCCGGGCATTTGATTGCAACGGCACCCCATAGTTGCTCCATTTCTAGCTCACGAAAATCTACGTACCCATAGTTAATACCAGTAGTGGCTCCTTTGGATTTAACCATGAGGATGTGTGGCTTACTCCATCCGTAAGTATCTGAGACGATAATATTGTCAGAGTTGTAGAGGACGTTACTCTGAACACTCTTATCCATCTCATGACCGTCTTCATATACATAGGTGAACTTGATGTTCCCTAAGTAGTTCAGCTGGTCTTGCACAGCCTCAACAAACTTGTGACGATTGTGTCTCTTTACCCCAAAGGACACTTTCGTAAAGTTGGGTGAGTTTGTGTTCTTGTAGTAGACGACAGTTCCGTCACTAAACGTGACACTCCCGTCTGAATCCCACTTACCGTACATGAAGTCTGTCTTGTACGGGTAGCAGTTCATCATGAACTTCCTACCGTTGTGAACAGTCTCCACAGTATAGAAGTCTACTCCTGTAGAGAGTGGGACTTTTGCTCCGAGTCCGAAAGCTCCGAAGTTTTCTGCTGTATTTCTCTTTGTTGAGAATCCCAGTTCGAGGTAACCTTCGAGTCTCGAACCCCCCAAACCCACGCCGTAATCAACAACACTGAAAACATCACAATAGCCGATGCCAGCTCTCTCTGTGTATCGCACAGAGATATCACTGATATCAGAGAGGTGCTCCCGAGAATAGTACTCAGGATTAAAATTAGAATCTTTGTATTCATCTTCATGTCTGGTTATGTAATAGTCTTCAACTGTCTTCGAGCCTGACAATATCTCCAACGCAATCTCTTTCTCACGTTGTGAATCGCAGGCGTTAGTCACCAGCTCACGTACGGTTGAAGCGATAGGGGTAGAGTATTGTGTAGATTGAAGAACATCGAAGACAAGTTTCTGAGCGGAGGTGTTGATCCGCTTTTGTACACCTTTGGAATTGGATTCCGCAGCTGTACCAATTGTCTTAATGCTCATTGGTTTACAATAAAAAGCCCCAACTATTTAGTCGGGGCTATGATTTCTAGAATCTTGTTTACTGTTTCGATGTTCTGTTTCTGATTCCTAGGTACGAACAGTACCGGGGGATCATCTTGTTCCATCAACAGCTTCTTAAACATCTTCCACTTAAGAGGGAAGCGTTCATTAGCGTAGCCTTTACACTCTATAATCCATCGACCTTGTGGGTCTACGAAGTCAGGAGTGTATGTAATGTCACGGACTTTGTACTTCTGTTTGTCCGTAAACCCTGTCTTACCATTGTCTTCATAGGACTCGTTGGTATAGTGAAAGCCATCTAAGAGTACGAATTTCTTCTTCTCATAGTCTGCCTGTATACCTGCGTCCCTGAGTTGCCTATAACAATGAGCTTCCAGTAGAGACCTAAACTTGATACCGTCTACTTCTTTAGACTTCGCGTTCCTTACTTTCTTCCTTGTTGTACGTGTACCTGTTCTCCTTCCTCGTGATGACATTCTTTGCTGTTTCTAATCCATGATCTCTGATGAGATCTGAAATATCCTTACTGCAATAATGAGAAGGAATTACTAAGTTGTCAAGTCCGTAGGTACTACAAATTTTCCTAGCCATGGTTTGACCAGGATTAGAAGGTTTGTCAAAGTCATTGTCATAGAGGACTATGACTTCTTTGAAACGCGCTTGGATTTCTTTGGTGGTACTTTCCCTTGGCACAAGCATTTCTGATTGTAAAGCAAGGGATGGGTAGCCAAGCACCGCCAAGCACATGATATCCTTGAGGGAACTTGTGAGAAATAAAGTCTCACCACCTTGAGGAAGCTGCCGATAGCCTTGAATACATTCCATACCCACGTTAGAGCTCCATTTAAAATCTCTTTCAAGCGGACGGTAAATCTTATAACCGCAGTCAAAACGGTAACGATAACTGATACTATTGCACGAAAAACGTTGTTCATTGATCCAGTAATGTGAAATGGGTTGAACATCAAATATACGTAAAATCTTTTTAGATATACCAAATTGATTCCAGTACTGTACATCAGCCCACTCCCAGTCTCTAACTCTTACCTGTATGTTCGACTTTCTCTTTTCCGTATATACTCTCTTTTCCATCTTTGGTACAGCCCTCCTAGGATATATCCCAGCAGAAAGGCCGAGACCAAAAGACCTATCAATGTGTATAAGTGATTCATAAAAATTAAGATTGTATTTGTGACATATGTATGAGAAGCAATCGAATGAGTGGTCAGGATACCCAAAATCCTTATACCAAAGTCTGCCTCTGTAGGCAGTAATAGATACTGTAGGAGATTTATCCTCTCGCAGATCGCTTTTAAATTTCTTATCTAGATCTTCGAAGTGTGTACAGTAGTACTTGAATATCTGATACTCAGATACCTTACTCAGTATTGTGTCTTTATCTAATATCTCATTGCTCCTCCTTGACTGTATCATGATATATAGGGTCGGACCTGTAAAGATAGGCCCGACCCATTAATATCAGCTCCAAAGATCGTCTGCAGTTTCAGCTGCAGGTTCAGATTCGTTTGGAGTTACAACCTCAGGGCTGTAAGGTTGGAACTTAAGATCAGAGTTGTACTCTGCATTGAAGCTACCGAAGTCTTCGTTGAGAGCCTTAACAAACAGCTGGTCACGCTGAGGCTTCAGACGACCGAAGTGCTTGTTGTAAACGTTCTGATACTTACCATCTTTAACACCAAGAAGAACGCGGAGCTTGTTGTCCTTGAGTGCAGTCACCAGGGACTTGAGCTCAGTAACATCACCCTTCATGATTTGGTCAATGGTCTCGAAAGAACACTCACCATCATTAGGGATGTTAGCCCATGCCTTGACAAAGTTGATCAAGATCTCTTCGCCTGGGTACATACGACGAACGCCATCATTCTTGAACCAGTCAGGTGTTGAGTCAGGGGACTCAGCCCATGTGATTTGACCATACTTGTTCGTAACCTGGTGCTTACCAGTAGATGATGCAGCTCTGTGCTCCCCACCTATAAGAATATCTAGGCGAGTGCTGAAGCTTTTCTCATCGTTATGAACCCAGAACGTGAGCTTACCAGTCTTGTCACCCATATCTACTTCGTAGCTAGGTTCGCTCTTGAGGTTTACCCCAATAGAGGCAAGCTCACCAAGGTTAGGATTGACTGCAACTACACGTACAGGTGCAATGCCAGTAAACAGTGGTATACCACCACCTGTTACTTCGAGTTCGGAGGAATTAGATTGAATTGCCATTAGTATTCGTTTTCATCAGTGTTATCAGTGTGAGGGTCTGCTTGTGCAATGCCTTGCTGCAATGTCATTTGCTGTGGGGCAGTATCATCAACGAGTTGAATGCGCATAACTCGTTGCTTCTTGATACGGATACCTTTGAGCTTAGGGTGAGAGAAAATCTCCTTCGCCTCAGCAATGGTCATACCGTACATTTTACGAATCTCATCACGGCTCATACCATCCTCTTTGATGTGTGCTACAAGCTGAGAGATTGTTAGGGTTTGAGGTGTATCTACCTCTGTGACATCAGGTGTCACATCTACTCTTGCGTCAATAGACATTGTGAATCAGTTTAATCAATAAAAATCTTACCCCACTCAAGTTCAGCATCTAGTCCTCGTAGATGCTCACAGCGGGAGCCTGCTGTGTCATCGTTCGTAGAATCGAACGATATCTTAGTTGCGTCTTGGCCACGATATACATACCCAATAGCATCAGCATTTGCGCATGCAATCTCACGAAGCTTGCCGGACAGTGACAAGTCGTTAGCCTTGACTTCTTTGCCATTCTTTGTCAGGTACTTGT